ACGTGCCACGGCAGGTCGGGCAGGTCGGCAAAGAGAGTGTCCCAGATAGCCCGTGAAAGTCGCCTTCGGTTCACGTTCAGCATATATTCTCCGTATGTTCGTATTTTTTCATGTAGGCGAGGACATCGCCCAGCCCACCGCGATGGTGTTTTCCATCCGCGCCCACAACCCCGACGCGACCATTATTCAGGTCAGCGACAAGAACACCCCGCCTGTGCTGGGTGTCTCGCGGGTGTTCGTGACCGAGGGTAACCGGCAGTTTCTCATGCAATGGCGTACCAATGCTTTTGCGGAACTCGGGCTGAACGAACCTGCCATGTACATGGATACCGACATGATCGTGCGGCATCCCATAGACCCTGCCGCGCTGCTTCGCGGAACCGTTGCGATGACCCGGCGTGACTTTAACCGTGAGGCGATCTTCAACATCCGCCAGCGCGGTCAGGATTACTCGGAATACGAGGGAAAGACGCTGGATGAGGTGTATCCGTTCGTCGGCTGCTGCACGATCACGGCGGACTGGGGCATCTGGGCCGACCTTGCGGAAATGTACAACGCCCTGCCCGACCGCTTTAGGGTGTGGTACGGCGACCAAGAGGTTTTGCGAGAGTACGCCAAACGTACCGCCGTCCAGTATTTGCCAGAATCGCACTACGCTTGCCTGCCCGAGTACCTTGCCCAGCACCCCGACCCGGCTATCGTCCATTACAAGGGTCACCGCAAACTGCTCATGTTTAGCGATACTGCTCGGGCTTGATCGCGGCTAGATACCGTTCCATCAACTCCCTAACGGTTTCCTCAGGGTCGCGGGCGACGTAGAACTCTTGTCGTGGCTCAAAGATGGCGGCAAACCGCTTTTGGCTAGGACGTAGTTTCCCCTTCTCGACCTTGATTTCCACCCAGCATATCCACTTTGTTTTGTCCGGTAGGTCTCGCACCACGAGCCGATCCGGTACGCCGCCGGTTGAGGCGTAGTCGAGGACGACGAACCCGGCGGCTGTCAACGCCTGACTGATTAGACCGTCGTTCGCGTCCCGCCTCGCTGCGTACCTCATCCCGTGCCTCGTTGATGCAACGAATCAGCCATATCTGCCACCACACCCTTGTGAGTTTGTTTAGCCCTTTCACGCAGTCGCACCAATCCTTTTTCAGTGAACAACCAGCGCACCATCGTTACAAGGTGCGGGTCACCGAGAATAGCAGCAGGGTCAGTTTCGCGGATGAGTTCACCCACACGACCTTTCAGCCTCTCCACCTCATCGGGGTCGGTCACTCGGCACAACACCGCATCCAAGTACCGTAACCGTTGCAGTGAACCTTCCTTAAACGACAGTTCCCACCCAGCCATAGCCTGTCTATCGTAAAACTCGCTACGCTCGTGGTTGATGTCTTTAGGACTGGTTTCCTGTTTCCGATAAAGAATTTCATCTCCCATGTCTCACCTTTAAGGTCATACAGACCCGATGACTGATGGTGAATCCGCACGGTTGAGACGGAGTACGCCTAACGTGGATCGTGCGGAATTGATGACTGACGGAGCCATCCGCTGTCGGCTACTTTTCACGGGTTACCCCGTTGCCATTTGCGCTTCCCGACTGACGCCGCGCACCTACAGGCTGGCTGCCCCGGTGTAGGTTTAAGGTCATCTTGCGCGTAGTTTCCCCGACCAAGATGCCCGAGAGGTTGGGCGTGGTGGGGTGCTTGACAGGACTAGAACAGTCCAATACAGTCCGCATCACGCTTAACTCGCACTTCAAGCGTAATGGCAGCCCCCCTGCCGCGTCAAGGCCCACCATAAAGGCTTGGTGGGCTTTGTCGTTTCTGGCCTCTGTAACGGCCTCACAGACGATCTTGATGATGGCAGCCCTTTCCCTTGCCTTGCGCCGTGAAACCCTTGCAGAGACTCTCCGTGTCTCTACGGTGCGCCAGTAGTATTCACGGAAATATACGGTGCGGTTCATAGCGCATTTACCGCTGCAATCCGTTTGCCGATCCAATGCATGACAGGTACAGCCATGCTGTTGCCCATAGCCTTGTACCTTGGGCCGTCTGGGGCTTGAGACTTACCGCGCCACGAGATGTTTGTGTAACCGTCTGGGAAGCCTTGCAGTCGCTCGCACTCAACGGGCGTGAGGCGGCGGACTTGCATGGCGGAAACAACCCCGTTATGCCGACGAGGGCCGTTATTTGCGTCCAGTGTTGCGTGAGTTTCAGCAAGACGTACCCCAGACTGGCTTGATTGAAACGCCACCGGCTGCGCCACAAAGTTGTGGTCACGGTTATGACCCGGGCCTTTGTGATCTGACGCAATCAGCGTTTCAGCAACGGGCTGAACGATAGCCTTGCCCTCATCAACCCATTGGTTGCTGCCCCACTTTGCGCCATCGTGGGCTTGCAGCGTCGGCGCTATGGGGAAGGTTTCTGACGTTGGGTCAAGACGCATTCCAAGGCTTGCTGTAAGGCACTTGGCAGCATCTTGCCTCGTTTCTCGGCTCGGCGGAGGATGCCCGCACAGGCTGTGGCGCTCAAATAGAACCGCTGCGGCACGGCGCCAGTCTCCAAGGTATCCGACAACGAACACACGGCGGCGTCGTTGGGCCACTCCGAAGTATTGAGCGTCAAGAACGCGGTAGGCGAACCCATACCCGAGTTCTGCCAGCATTCCGAGGAAGGTTCCAAAATCCCGTCCTCCGTTAGACGACAAGACACCGGGGACGTTCTCCCATACCAGCCACTTGGGGCTATATCGTTTAGCAATGGCACCGTAGGTAAGCATGAGGTTGCCACGCGGGTCTGCCAGTCCCTTTCGAAGTCCTGCGACGCTGAAGGATTGGCAAGGGGTTCCTCCCACAAGAAGGTTGATTGGTTCATTCGGCCATGCCTCGTATTGCGTCATGTCCCCGTAGTTAGGGACGGTGGGGTAATGGTGCTTGAGTACGGCAGACGGAAAAGGCTCTATCTCGCTGTACCATGCGGCTTTCCACCCAATGGGATGCCATGCCACGGTGGCCGCCTCCACGCCGCTGCAAACGCTTCCGTAAATCACTTGGGACGGGCGACTTTGCCCGCTTCGTACTGCCAGCGCCGGGCATCTGGGACTTTGCCTGCCTTAACCCATTGCTGCACCGCTGCTCGAGTAACCCCGAAAGCCTTGGCTACAGCATATTGGGAGCCGTATTGCTTGATGAGTTGTTGAGGTTTCATAAAAAGGGAGGATAGGGGGGTTGACACGGCCTGTCAAGGCATCTATCCTATGCCTCGTTGACAAACACAACAGGAGCAATAGAAATGCCCAGTTTTGAAACCAAAATTTACGCCCTCGGTGTCTATTGGCACGCGGAAGTCACTTACAACTTTTGCCCCGGCGATCCCGACACCAACATTCCTGACGACATTGAAATCACTGACTTGTGGCTGCTTGGCTGCTACCCCGAGGGCTGCGAGTCACGCGCCGTTGATCGCAACGACTACGAGTCCGTTCGCATCAAGTGTGACCTTGATTACCTAGAACCCGCTGAATCAGCCGATTTGCTGCGACGGTGCTGGATCAACCTCAACGTGCGTTCTGAAATTGCAGGAGATGACGATTATGAAATCTAAGCAATCCCTTTGGCCGGTGTTTGTACTCATGGTCATCGTCTACGGCCTCGCCTGCCTTGTAGAACCTTGTGACGGCCACAGTTGTGACGCGGAGGTGTCCGATGTTCGATGAACTGCCGTGGGGTGACGACGGGGCCGACTGGTGGCATCAACTCGACCTTGAAATGCAGGAACGCGAGGAACAAGAACGCATTGAAGCCTGCAACAACGCGATAGCAGAACTACAGGAGACAAACGATGCAGAGTGAAACCATTGGCGCATTGGCCGCCGCGCTTGCCAAAGCGCAAAGCCAAATTACTGGGGCTGTGAAGGACGCGGCCAACCCTTTCTTCAAGTCACGCTATGCCGATCTTGAGTCGGTATGGCAAGCCTGCCGCAAACCGCTGACCGACAACGGTTTGGCGGTTACGCAGACCAGCCGTTACACGCCCGACGGGCTGATGCTGGTAACGACCCTGCTGCACGCCAGCGGCGAATGGATCGCGGGCGAAATGCCGGTGTTGACCAAGGACGCTAGCCCGCAGGCGCAAGGCTCTGGCATTACCTACGCACGCCGGTATGCGCTGGCGGCCATCGTTGGGGTGTATCAGACCGACGACGACGCCGAGGCTGCACAAGGGCGGAAGGCTGAACCGCAGTTGGATGATGACTTGATGGCGCTGATCGCTAGCACCAAGTCGATTGACAGTTTGAACAACTTGTTCAAGCGGCTTACCAAGGAACAGCGCATGACGCACATTGATGCTTTCACGAACCGCAAGAAGGAGTTGACATGAACGCTTTATTTAACAAAGCAATTGTGATTTTGCAAGCCATGCCCGCCGTCAAGTTTGTAATTGTGCTGCCCGATGGCGCAACGATTACGCAGGGCG